AGGCATGAAGTTCGATATGCTTAAAGCGATAAAACAAGTTGGTATTTCTAAAAACAGATATGCAAAATGGGAATGTGAATGTGATTGCGGTAATCATGTTTACAGAACAACTGACGTTTTGAAAAGAAAGACAAGACATTCTTGTGGATGTTTGAACCAACAGACACTATCAAAGATGTCTGAATCAAATATAACACACGGCATGACTGGTACAAGACTTTATAGGATTTATAAAGGAATGTGTGGACGATGCTATTATACAAAGTCAGACCATTACAATGCTTATGGCGGAAGAGGAATAAAAGTATGTGATGAGTGGTTGAAAAATAAACAAAATTTTTTTGAGTGGGCTTTGAAAAATGGATATAGTGAAGATTTGACAATCGAAAGAATAGACGTGAATGGAGATTACTGTCCTGAAAATTGCACCTGGATTACTATGAGTGAACAATATAAAAATAAACAAAGCAATTGCAATAAAATGCCACTACCAGAACCATACAAGGAGGAATAACATGGACATTTTAATTACAATCGCATTCCTAGCCCTGTATTACATCCTGGGGCTAGGAACCGTGATTACTTTAAAGACAGGATTGGAAGAAGATGTGGAGTTGGAGTGTGAGGATTATTTAGCAGCGGCATGCTTCCCGATACTGTTGTTTGTGATTTTTTTAGATTGGATTGTGCGGAAGATAGTGAGGTAGGAAATATGAGAAAATTTAACTGGGATGAATTTAAAAATAAAGACAATAAGATTGCGGTGAATTGCAAGACCGAAGAAGAAGCAAAAGATTTCTGCAAGCAGATGCACGAACATGGAATGAAGTGGTGTAACGGAGAAAGTTATTGGAAAAATACAAAGTATAATGCGCACCACGAAGAAACGTGTTATTACGGAAACGGAGAATATTCGTCTCGTGATTTTGCAGAAAAGTACAATTATAAAATCTTGGAATGGAGTGATTACATGCAGAAAGAATTTGCGAAAGCGGATTTAAAAGACGGAATGGTAGTGGAATACAGAGATGGAGATAGAAGATTAGTAATTGATAAATATTTGATCGGGAAGAAAGCTCATTATGAGTTAAGCACATACAACGAAAACTTGGAAGACGGATATCCTGGATTGACTATCATGAAGGTATTCAAGATTCGCCAAAGAGCAATTTTAGAGAGGATATTAGACGATGATAATCTCGAACTCATCTGGGAACGCACCGAGCCGAAGAAAATGACCGTGGAAGAAATGCGACAAAAGCTTGAAGAGCTGACAGGAGAGGAAATCGAGGTAACGGAATGAAGAAAATAGAAGCATACACTATGGCAACGAGAAAGCCCTGTGAGACCGCTTTAAAGCAACAGGGGCATAAAGCCTTTGCCTGTGATTTTAAAAGGGCTGACAGAACAAATACGGACACTATAGGATACATAGCAAGCAAGTACAACATCAAAAAGCCAATTCCGGGAGGTGATTGAGGTGGATAAGAATATAATCTATGAGTACATGGATGCGAAAGCACTTGTGAAAGAGACAGAGGAAGATATCAGACGGCACAGAAGAAAGACGTTTGTGCAGGATAAAGTGACAGGCAGCAATCCAGAGTTTCCGTACCAACCACAGAGCTTTAATATCTCTGGATGTGTAGAGAACACGGTGAATATAGACGAAGAGGAACGGTTGTTGGAAGAACGAAAGCTGAACGCAAAGCGGATTAAAGTAAAAGCAGAGCGAGTAATCAATAAAGCTCCGGTAAGGATGCAGCGGATTATCCGGTTCAAGGTGATGCAAGGACTGACATGGGATGAAGTGGCTGCGAAGATGAAAGGGAATTGCACAGGAGAAAGCGCAAGGAAAGAATTTCAGAGGTGGATGAAAGAAAAATAGAAGTTTGTCCGTTTTGTCCACATTGTCCGCTTTAAATAATATATAGTATAACATGGAGTTAGAAGAAAGACTCCAAAAGCTTTCCAAACAACATTCGGAACACCGCCGGACTTCTGCCCTTTCTCGTCTGGCGGTGTTTTTATGCCGTGGTCAGTTGGGACAAGCAGGTTCGATCCCTGCACACGGTTTTGTGATGTAAGGTTTGCGGCTTACCAGCTGGGGGTTGCTGTGGGAGTGCACACCGGACTTACATTGCAAATGGTACCAAAACGCAGATATCCGCAGATCTGCAAAACAAACAAAAATAGATTCAGCAATCTATATTTAGTGTCAGTACCCGAGTGCGGATAGGGTAAAGGGTGTCAATAAAAGGCATCCTACGGGTGTATAGCTCAATTGGTAGAGCAATCGGCTGTTAACCGATGTGTCGTAGGTTCGAGTCCTACTATACCCGTTGTGGACTACTGCAAGTTCCCTCCTTGTGTTATAGAATCCAGTAAAGTTGCCAAGTTACGTATTTCATTTTTGTGGTAGTTCTAAATATCAAAAAAGTTGAAAAAGTTCATAGAATAGAGTATCATGGAAATTAATTCGAGAAAAGAGGGAATAACTATGAGTATATATTTGTTGTGGGGAATGCTTGCACTTCTTGGTTTTGTTTTTGTTATCATTTTTTTATATACAATATGCTGTATGTTTAAGTATATAAGAAAAAAAGAAAAACGAGATGACCATATCTTTGTATTATTTGAGAAAAATATTGGTTGTCTGGTAACAATAAGTATAGCATTAATTGCGAATTTGTTGAGTCTCAATAGTTACAATCATCAAAAGGATCAGGATGCTCATTCACGTTTAATAGAAAAATTGACTTACTCGTATGTGCAACCGTCTAAAGATGCAATAAGAAATATTCAAAATAATTTAGAAAGAGCTGATTTACAAATTCCAATAAAAATAGATGTTCGTACAGGAGAGGTGTATAAATTTTCAATTATCGAATTTAGTAACAATAGAATTGAGGACATAGATCCTGTAAATGCAGCGACAATTAGAACAGAAGAATACGAAGATCCTGAAAGAGTATTAACTTTGAAATTAAATAAGGAAAATGAACACTTCGAAGATGTTACTTTGACATATTATATACTGCTTGAAGGCATGGATGGCACTAGGAGTTTGGATAGGCTGCAGTTTACAGTGAACAGGTTTTTAGAAGTAACAGAGTGGAACCCTACATACTATACTTCAGTGATAGGATTTAATTACTTCAGCGAAGGACTTAAAGAAGAATACAAAGAATATAGAGAATTATATGAAATCCTGAAAGAAGAAAATATATTGTAACAAGGAGACACTTCGGTGTCTCTTTTTTGCGCTAAAAATTAACAGATTGGAAGGTGGTGAGTCCTATGACAGAAAAACAGAAAATATTTGCAGATGAGTACTTGATTGATCTAAATGCCACACGGGCTTACCGCGTTGCATATCCAAGCGTAAAGAAAGAAGAGTCAGCAGCAGTAAATGGAAGCAAGTTGCTAAGAAATGCTAAGGTTGCAGAATATATTACCGAAAGAATGGAAGAGCGGCAGAAGCGGACGGAGATCACGCAGGATCGAGTTTTAAATGAACTGGCTGCCATTGCTTTTTCCAAGGCTTCAGACTACGCGAAAGTAGTTGAGAAACAGGCTACAGCAGAAGTAGATGGAAATATTATTCCGCTCGTAGGAGAAGACGGAGAACCGATTCTGTATCGGACCGTAGAATTGGAGCTTACAGATAACCTTACTGAGGAACAGCAGCGAGCCCTCGGAACGATTAAAAAGGGGCGCGATGGATTGGAACAGAAGCCCTGCGACAAGGTAAAGGCGCTCGAGCTTCTCGGCAGGCATTTAGGTATGTGGAATGACAAGCTGGATGTAGCAGGAGATATGGACATGAAGATTGTAGTAGACTATGGTGATGAAGATGAAGGAAGTTAATGTTGGATTTAACAGAAATTTTAAAGAATTCAATGAGTGTAAGAAACGATATCGACTGGCAAAAGGCTCTGCCGGATCCGGAAAGTCGGTAAACATTGCACAGAATTTTATCATCAAACTTGGCGATCCAAAGTATAAAGGTGCAAATCTCTTGTGCGTCCGGAAAGTAGACACAACAAACAAGGATAGCACCTATGCAGAATTGAAGAGTGCAATATATAAAATATACGGGGATAAAGCAGGATTATTCTGGCAGATCAGAAGTAATCCAATGGAGCTGATCTCGAAAGTGACAGGAAATAAAGTGATTTTCCGAGGAATGAAAGATGATGGACAGCGAGAAAAAGTAAAGTCTATCACATTTGATGTCGGAAAATTAACATGGATATGGATTGAAGAAGCAACGGAGCTATATGAAGCGGATGTCGATATTCTCGATGACCGACTCAGAGGTGACTTGTCATTCAATCCATTTTTGTATTATCAGATCACGTTCAGCTTCAATCCGGTGTCAGCAACGCACTGGTTAAAAGCAAAATATTTCGACATAAAAAGTGATGATGTATACACACACCAGTCTACGTACCTGCAGAACCGGTTCATAGATGAAGCGTATCACCGGCGCATGATGATGCGTAAAGAACGGGATCCGGATGGGTATCGGATTTACGGACTTGGTGAATGGGGAGAGACTGGAGGTCTTATCCTTACAAATTATGTGGTTGAGGAATTCGATACATCCACTGATCGATTTGATTACATGGTAAATTCTCAGGATTTTGGATTCAACCATGCGAACTGTATCGGGGAGGTTGGATTCAAAGATGGAGATATCTACTTATGCCGGGAATTGTATGTATTTGAAAAAGATACATCAGAGATCATACAGTTGGCTGAGGGAAAATTCCAAAAACGAATCACCATGTATTGCGATTCTGCCGAGCCAGACAGGATTAAGATGTGGCAGAAAGCAGGATACAGAGCATGTCCGGTCAAGAAAGAGCCGAACAGTGTAAAAGCGCAGATTGATTATTTGAAGCAGCATACCATACATATCCATCCGTCTTGCGTAAACACGACTAAGGAGATTCAGCAGTGGAAATGGAAAAAGGATGAGAAAACGAACACATTCACGGATGAGCCAGTGAATTTCTTTGATGATGCAATGGCGATGCTCAGGTATTCTATTGAGCAAGAGAGAAAAGGTAAGGTGAAGTTAAAGACCTTTAGAGGAGGAATATAAAATGAATGGGAAAAGACCATACAGATTGCCGGAACCGCTTTTATGTTCCGCTGATAAAGAAATCAATATGACATTGATAGACGAATACATTAGAAAGCATGAAGAACGAATGCCAAGGTACAGATACCTTGAGAATCTATACAAAGGATTCCATGATGTATTCCGTCTTCCGGAAAAGGAGTCATGGAAGCCGGATAACCGACTGGCAGTGAATTTCCCAAGGTATATCACAGAGACCTTTTTGGGATATGCCTATGGGATTCCAGTTAAAAAATCACATCCAGACGAAAAAATAAAAGATGCGATCCTTGAATTTGACCGGGATAATGATATCTCTGACCAGGAATATGAGTTGGCGAAGAAGTGCTGTATCTACGGACATGCATTCGAGTATTTTTACCAGGACGAAGAAGCAAAGACAAAGACAGTAGTCTGCAATCCAAAAGAACTGTTTGTTGTCTACGATGATACCGTAAAGAGCCGCGCTCTATTTGCTGTCAGATATGGGAAAAAAGACGATAATGTCACAAGGTATGGCGAGATACTTACAAGGACAGAAATTATCCCATTTGACGGAGAAAAGATGCAGGAGGGAATGCCGAACCCATATGGTCGCATCAACTGTGTTGAATATGTACTGAACGATGAGAGAATCGGTCTGTATGAAGAAGTGGCCGGTATGGTAGAAACATACAACCGAGTGATCGGAGAAAAGGCAAATGACGTAGATTCTTTCGCAGAAGCGTATCTTGCAGTGCTTGGCGCTGAACTGGATGAGGAAGGCGTTTATAAAATTCGTGATAATCGGATCATAAACCTTTATGGTACAGACAACGCAAAAGATATTATCGTGCAGTTTCTTGGCAAACCTACGGCAGACGGAACACAGGAAAATCTTTTGAATCGGCTTGAGGATTTGATTTATCAGACAAGTATGGTAGCGAATATCTCAGATAAATCGTTTGGAAATGCTTCTGGAACTTCCCTTGCATACAAATTACAGTCTATGAGCAATCTTGCACTAACGTTCGACCGCAAAGCTGAAAAGTCCATGAGGAAACGGTATAAACTGTTTTGCTCTCTTGCAACGAATGTGTCAGATCGGGATGCATGGAAAGATATTGATTTTACGATGAGTAGGAATATCCCAAAGAATTTACTTGAAGAAGCACAGACAGCACAAGCACTTGAAAGTATCGTGTCCAAGGAAACACAGCTGCAGGTTCTCTCGATCGTCAAGGATGTTTCAGAGGAGATTGATCGAATGGAGAAAGAGGACAAAAAGAAGCAGGAAACAATCGTAGAGAAGCGGATGTTCGGAGGCGCGGAAGATGAGCAGCAGGACGTACTGGAAGAATAGGGAAGAAGAACAGAGGAAGAAGAATATCAAGGACGAAGCTGAATACGCGAAAGAGATTGAGAAGATCTATGTGAATATGATGGATGAAATCCAGAAAGAGATCAATGGATTCTATACACGATATGCAAAATCAGAAGGGATCACAATCGCAGAGGCAAAAAAGCGGGTATCTAAAATGGATATTGATGCATACAGTCGAAAAGCAGCACAATATGTTAAGGATAAGAATTTTTCGAAAGAGGCCAATGAGGAAATGAGACTTTACAATGCAGCTATGAAGATTAACCGATTGGAAATGCTAAAAGCAAATATCGGCATGCATCTTGTCGGCGGATTTGATGAGTTGCAAAAGTATTTTGAGCAGATTCTGACTGAGAAAACACTGGAAGAATTTGAACGGCAGGCAGGAATCCTTGGAAAATCCATCCAGAACAATGCGAAGATGGCACATTCGATCGTGAACGCTTCTTTCCACAATGCGAGATACTCAGACCGTATTTGGATGTATCAAGATATGCTGAAAGCTGAATTGTCGAAGCTATTACAGACTGGTTTGATACAGGGTAAGAATCCAAGAACACTGGCAAGACACCTTACCAAACTGTTTGGAGTAAGCCGGGAAAATGCAGAGCGACTGATGATAACGGAGCTGTCGAGAGTGCAGGCAGAAGCGCAGAAACAGTCTTATATCCGCAATGGATTTGATGAGTATGAGTTTATCGCGGAGCCGACAGCCTGCCCGATCTGCCGGGCTTTAGATGGAAAGCATTTTAAGGTATCAAAAATGATGCCAGGAGAAAATGCACATCCAATGCATCCACGTTGCCGGTGCAGTACAGCAGCATATATGGATGACAAAGAATATGATGAATGGCTGGACGGGTATTCTGAGCACGGGATGGATTTTGAAACTTGGAAGAACAGGGTTGAAAAGAAATCTGTGTTTGATATAATAAAAGCAGATAAAACAGTCAGCGGACATTCTGGAACGCCTAAAATGGCAGAGGCAGGAGCGGTAATAGACCATATCGGAAAAGACGGGAAAGTAGATGTAAGAGCTTTTTACGGAGAGTCGAAATTAAAATTTAAAGATATCCATACAACCGCACACGGGAATCCTAAGCAGCATCCTTATGGAAATCATGGGGAACACGCGCATGACTATACATGGGGAGAAGACGGCAGACTGAAGGATAAGACAACTCGCGAATTAAGCGAAGAGGAAAGAAAGGAGAATGGGGATATATTATGAATAAAGATGAATTAAGACAAATTTTATCTGAGTGTTGCAATGATATTTCTTTCTCTTACAGAGGATTGTCATCTGGAGTGACAGTTGAAGTTCATAATTATGTTCCGACATATCAAGTGTGGCATGGCGATGACGTGAAAGAGTATGATAATGTGGATAAAGTTATGAATGATAAATTTTATAGTGGAAAGTCGTTAAACGATCTAGTAAAAGAAGTAGAAATTGAAGCAATGTAATACCATCGGTCGAGCGGGCTGATGGTATTTTTATGCGCATTTTGGAGGTGATGTAATTTGATTGAGGTGAGAATCCGTCCAGAGCGAATTGAAATCTCTGGACACGCCGGGTACGCTGAATATGGAAAAGACATTGTTTGTGCTGGTGTTACGGCGCTTACACAGACGCTGATTCAGTCGATTGATGACTTAACGGATGATGAAATAGAATACAGAATATCTCCCGGAAAGGCTGAGATAGAATACAGGAATCTGTCAGAGAAATCAAAAACTCTGGTGGATTCCTTTTTCGTTGGCATTCGCTTGATTGCCGATGAGTTTCCGGATTATGTAGCAATTATGTAATTCGCGCCCAAGTCTTGAAGGCGTAAAAAGCTAGGGGAAAGGACCATGAAGAATGTCATTAAACTTTTAGGAGGTAAAGAAAATGAAGAGCAGGATGTTTAGAATGCTGCAGTTATTTGCAGAAGAAACCGTAGATCACACAGCAGAACCTGATGCGGTGAAAGATAGTGTTAATCCGGAAAACACATCTGGTGATAGCGGGGAAGAAAAGAAGTACACAGACAAGGATGTGGATGCGATTGTAAACAAAAGATTCGCAAAATGGAAAACTGAGCAGGAACAGGCGGTAAAGAGTGCTAAGGAAGAGGCAGAAAAGCTGGCAAAAATGAATGCTGAGCAGAAACAGAATTACGAGATCGAGAAGTTGCAAAAAGAGAATGAAAAACTGAAGCAGGAGGCTGCAAAGGTTGAGCTTAGCAGAAGCGCCACAGGCATTCTTGCAGAAAAAGGAATTGAAGCAACGCAGGATGTTCTTGATTTTGTTGTAGGGAATGACGCTGATGATACGAATGCAAAAATTGATAAGCTTGTAAAAATCGTGGAATCCCAGCTTAAGAAAGCCGAGATCGCCAGAGCAACCGGAACTACACCAAAAACCATGACGAACTCAGGAAGCCAGTTGTCTGAATTTGAAAAGAGACTTGCAAAGTATAAATAAAGGAGAATGTGAAGATGAAGAATAAAGAATTTATGATGTTACAGTTATTTGCGGCAGGAGACAACAATGATATGCCGGTAAGAAGCTACCAGCTTGAGTTTAAAAGCCTTTTGGAGGTAGTATTTAAAAAGATGTCTTATTTCGCGGATTTTTTCGTCGGCGAACTTGAGGTACTGGATGGAGTCAGAGAAAATGAAACAGCCTTTTATGTAAAAACATCAGACATTCCGGTTGTGGTTGGAACTGGGTACGATAAAACAGCTACGAAAGCGTTTGGAACGGGAACAGGGAACTCTAGCCGTTTCGGGGAGAGAAAAGAGATTATCTACGCGAACACGCCGGTTAATTACTCTTGGGGATGGAATTACCACGAGGGAATTGACCGACACACGGTAAACAATGATTTTGACGTTGCGGTAGCAGATCGCTTGGAACTGCAGGCGAGGGCTAAGACAAAGCAGTTTAACAAGCAGCACGGAAAATTTATTTCCACATCTGCCGGAAAAACTTTAAGTGTTACTGATTATACAGAAGACAATGTATTAAAGCTGTTTAATGAGCTGTCTAAGTATTTTAACAACATCGAAGCAGTTGGAACGAAAAAAATTAAGGTTTGTTCCGATCTGTACAATGCCGTTGTGGATCATCCTCTGAATACGACTGCTAAAAACTCTACTGTAAACATTGATGGCAATGAGGTTGTGAAGTTCAAGGGATTCCTTGTAGAGGAGATTCCGGATGAGCTCTTCCAGTCCAAAGAATGTGCCTATGCATATATTGCCGGAGTTGCAAAAGCATTTACTGGAATTAACACAGCGAGAACGATCGAATCCGAAGACTTTGACGGAGTAGCTCTGCAGGGAGCTGGTAAGGCTGGAGAATTTATTCCGAATGACAACAAGAAAGCTGTAGTTAAAGTGTCGGTGGGGGAATAGCACCCCCTGAAGACCTCGCCTTGGTAGGCAGGGGGAAAGTTGGAAAGGCAAAAGTAGGTAAAGCAAAATAGGAGGTATGAGTTATGGCATATACACCAACGACATGGAATAATGATGACGTTATTACAGCAGAGAAACTGAATAAGTTAGAGCAGGGCGTGAAGAATGAGCAGGTTGGACCAGCAGGACCAGCAGGACCAGCAGGAGCAAAAGGCGAAAAAGGCGATCAAGGAGTAGCAGGACCGAAAGGAGACAAGGGAGATCCAGGCGCACAGGGACCTGCGGGACCAAGTTACACTCTTCCAGCGGCGAATAAAACAACGCTTGGCGGTGTGAAACAGATGGCTTTGATTGCAGATTTGTCCACAGAAACAACAGCTGACCTGAAAAACAAAATCAATGCAATTCTTGCGGAGATGAAAAAACAGGGTATCATGGCGAATTCGTAAGGAGCTGAAATTGAATGCTGGATGATTTAAAAATTCTTCTGGGAATTGATGTTTCCGATAGGGATTCTGATGAAAAGCTTTTATTGATTCTGGAATCTGTGCGAAATCGTTTGAAACTGCTTCTCGGTGGCATGGAAGTGCCATCGAGTATGCAGCATATCGTTACGGATGTGGCAGTGATCCGTTTTAACCGCATTGGCTCTGAGGGTATGTCTTCCCACAGTGTGGCTGGAGAAAGCACTTCGTACAATGAAAATGATTTTTCCGCCTATATGGACGAGATACAAGCGTATCTTGACTCTGTAGACGGGGCAAAACGGGGGAGGGTGCGATTCCTATGAGGTATGATAAAGCTATATATTTTCAAACGGCAGAACACGGAGCGTACAATCCAGAGACTGGTGATTACGCAGATGACTACGTGACGGAAGTGAAGAAGTATGGAAGTGTTTCAGATACTGGGACAGAAACGATGAATTTAGTTTACGGTGAGATTAAGCAAGGGAGCTTGACCATCCAACTACAGACGCACTATAAGGAGCTATTTCACAGGATTCGCGTTGGAAGGAAAGTATACAGAGTGGATTTTGAACGAAAACTGCGAACAAAGCATGTGTTTGTGGTATCTGAGGTACAGTGATGGCTACGTTAAAAATCGAAGGAATCGCAACGCTAAATAAAGGCTTGAAGAAGCGGATGGACATGAGCGCGGTCAAGACGGTCGTGAAAAAGAATGGATCTGATATGCAAAGAAAAGCGCAGAGGAATGCTACAGTCGATACTGGAACACTGAAAAGGAGTATCGGTATTGACATTTCAGACGGCGGAATGACTGCCACAGTAGAACCAACAGCTGAGTATGCGCCTTACGTAGAACTTGGAACCCGATTTATGGAAGCGCAGCCGTATTTAAAGCCTGCATTTGAGGAGCAAAAGAAACAGTTTGAAAAAGATTTGCAAAAGCTTGTGAGGTGAGATATGGATCCACAGCAAGAATTATTTACAAAATTACTTACAGAGATCAAAGCATTAGGATATGACGTATATGACGGCTTCTTACCGCCGGATGGTACGCCGTATCCTTTTGTTTATCTCGCAGACAGCCAATTGATCGATGATGCGAATAAGACCGCTGTGTTTGGCAGTGTCCATCAGACAATCCATGTTTGGCACAACAATCCAAGACAGAGAGGAACGGTATCAAAAATGTTGTTGGCGATTAAAAATACATGCAGAAAATTGGAACACACCGATAATTTTGCATGGAATGTCCGGAATGTAAATCAGAGGATTCTTCCGGATACAACAACAAAGCGCCCTCTTTTACACGGGTTGCTAGAAATAGAATTTAGTTTTAGTTAGAGAGGAGAAAAAGCATGTTTAAGACAGGTTTACAGTTATTTGCAGAGGCGGTGGCCGGTAAAAAAATTGTGTATTTATACCGACTTGCTAAAAATGCTTCGCAAGAAGCAGGAAAAAATCTTGCTTTTACGACAGAGAATGGAAGGTCTAAAAGCAAGGATGCGGATTCCACTGCCACAAAGGACGGAGCCATCCGTACACCGGGAGCAGCAGAGGTGGAAATCACGGCAACAAGCATCTTGGCGAAAGGCGATAAAACAGTCAATGAACTGGAAGATGCGATGGACGGAGATGAACTGATTGAAATCTGGGAGGCTAACCTTGATGAACCGGCAGATGAAGGAGTGAATAAATTCAAGGGCATGTATTTCCAGGGATATCTCACGGAATTTGAGATCACATCCTCGGCAGATGAAAATGTAGAGGTGTCTCTTACTTTTGGTGTTAACGGCTCCGGAAAACGAGGGGATGTTACTGTGACTGCACAGCAGCAGGAAGTAGCAGCTTATGTGTTTAAGGATACGACGCAGGAATCGTAAATCCCTCTGGTGATACTGCCTTGATTAGTAGAGGGAGAATTTGTAAGGCGAAAAACGGATGATTATGTACATAGAGGGCGGCGAGACCGCTCTCTTTTAATGGAGGTAAAAAATATGATGGAATTAACAATTAACGGACAGGTGTACCAGTTTAAATTCGGAATGGGATTTTTGAGAGAAATCAACAAGCAGACAAATATGCCTGTGGATGGATTGCCGGGAGTAAAAAAAGACGTAGGATTCCGGTATGCGCTTATGAACTTAATAAATGGTGATCCGGATGCATTGGTAAACATTCTTGATGTTGCGAATAAAGGGCAGAATCCGAGAGTGACAAGAGGCCTTTTGGATGAGTATATCGACGATGAGGACACAGATATTGATGAGCTTACAGAAACAGTAATGGGTTTCTTGGAGAGTGCCAATGCTACAAAAAAAGCTACGAAAGAGATTGCGGACGCTGTGGAGAAAGAGAAACAGAGAGTGGAAGAGGAAGAAGCGAAGAAGAGAGAGCTGATGATGTAGATTTTGAAGAATCCTACAGAGAGGTGGCGTTGAATTGTTTCCGGTATCTTGGCTTTAAGAGCTTTGAAGAAGTGGATAGGTTGACAATTCCAGAATACACCTTGCTCATGGAGGCTGTGCAGCTAAGAGAAGTAGATAAAGACTATCGAAATCATCTGCAAGCATTCCTGAATTTTGCTGTGAAAGCAGAGAAAAAGGTCGGAAAGAATAAGACTAAACCAGTTTATCAGAGATTCAGAAAGTTTTTTGATTACGAAAAAGAAGTAGATCGTGTGAGGAACCGAAAGCAAAAAAATGAAAGATTGGACATAATCGGCAGAATGATGAAAGGAGAGTGATGGCATGGCAGAAAGTTTTTCCGTAAAGGCAATATTATCTGCGCAGGATAGAGGATTTACGTCTGCTTTCAAATCTGCAATGGGTACCGTAAGCAATTTAAAAAGCACGCTCACAAGTGGAATCGGATTTGGAATCATGGCCGGAATTGGACAAAAGGCATTTGGTGCTGTCACATCCAGTATTGGCGGTATGGTGTCGGAATTAAATTCTTCCAGTGCTGCATGGAAAACATTTAACGGAAACATGTCGATGGTTGGCAAAGGCGCTGACGAGATTGCATCTGTAAAAAAGGAATTGCAAGAGTTTGCAGAAGATACTATTTACAGCGCATCTGATATGGCGAGTACTTACGCTCAGCTGAGTGCAGTAGGTATTAAAAGCACGAACAAGCTTGTAAAGGGATTCGGAGGGCTTGCTGCGGCGGCTGAGAATCCAAAACAGGCAATGAAGACTTTAAGCCAGCAGGCTACACAGATGGCAGCAAAGCCAACAGTTGCATGGGCGGACTTTAAACTCATGATTGAGCAGACTCCGGCTGGTATATCAGCAGTCGCAAAAGAAATGGGTATGACTACCACGGAGCTTGTACAGAATGTGCAGGACGGGAAAATCGCGACAGAAGATTTCTTCGATGCTATCGCAAAAGTCGGCACAAATGACGCGTTTACGAAGCTTGCAACAGAATATAAGACCGTAGATCAGGCGATGGACGGGTTGACTGAAACAGTAAGTAATAAACTTGCGCCATCATTCGATGTTTTATCTGGCCGAGCAATTAAGTCCTTGGACGGGATAATCAATAAAATTGGAGATCTTGATGGAGATGCAATCGCAGGGAAATTAACTGGATTTCTCGATAAAGCAAGTGGATACTGGAATGTTTTAAAGACAGAGGTTTCCGAAATAAAGGCTGCTTTTGGAGATGCCTTTTCTGCAATCGGAGAAGATTTGGGGAAGATTACTGGTGCATTTGGCTCCACGGAAAGCATCAGTTCTTTTGTTGGTGTAATGGACTCTGCGAGTGGGGCATTGCAAACATTTGCCGGATTCCTGAAAGAACATTCGGAGACCATCGCGAAAGTGATATCAAAACTCCCACAGCTTTTCGTTGCATATAAAGGCTTTAAGATTGCGAAAAGTGTTGCTCCATTTGTAGGCACATTCACGAGTGCAATTGCCGGCCTTGCCGGAGCTGGAATAAGTAAAATCGCTGGGAAATTATTCGGAATTTCCAAAGGACAGAGAGCAGTTGAGGTATCGAGCAAGACGAGCGTAAAAGGAGTAACCTCTTTAAAAGAAGGCTTTAATTCACTTCAAAAAAGTGCTGGTATTGCCTTAATAGTAAGCGCCTTAGCTGGTTTTGCACTTGCGGTAAAACCGCTGGCAGAATTAGGAACAACCGCTGTTGCTCCGCTTGCTGCATTCGGAGTTGTTGTCGGTGGTTTAGCAATCATACTTGGAACTATGGGAAAGAAACTGCAGGAAAGTGCAGTTGGCATTGCGGTGTTTGCTGGTGCGGTATCAGCAATGGCATTATCCATGACACCTCTTGCTAAAACTGGTACAGACGGAGCTGTTGCAATGGGAACATTCGGAGTTGTTATCGGTGGTTTGGTTGCAGTATTTGCGGTATTTGGGACGGCTCTGACAGCTGCTATACCAGCGATGCTTGCTTTCGGCGCAACCATCCTTATGGTTGGTGCTGGAATGTCTCTGGCAACGCCTTTTGTTGAAGCACTAGGAAGCGTAATTCAAATACTTGGAGATGTTGTTGTTCAAGTAATAGGGGTAATCACTGGTGCTATCGTAGCTATCTTCCCAGTATTCGGAAATTTTGTGTCAACTGTTTCTGATTCAGTTAGCCAAATAGTATCAGTTGTTGGCAATACACTTGTAAATATTTTTAAAACTGCCGGGGACATCATTACAGGTGTTATTGATTCATTAGGGGATGGGTTTAAAAAAGTCACAGACGGGATTTCGAAAGTTATAGATTCAATTAGTGGTGGATTTTCCAGTGTTTTGGATTCTGTTGCTGGAATCATTGACTCAATCGGAAACTCTGCCAAAAATGCTGGCAAAGGATTCGAGAGCGTAGCTGACGGTATCAACACGATTGCTAGTCTATCTATTGTAGATATAGCAAAGGCACTCGGATCGGTAGCTATTGGTCTCGGAGAAATTTCTGCAAAAGGAAAAGGAATTGGTACCGTTGCAGATGGACTTAACGGAGTTATTGGAGCAATTACAATTGCATCGGTGCAGATTTCAATGTTTTCAGGAACTCTTACGCAACTAAATTCAACGGCCGTTCAAATTCCTACTAGCATGGCTATGATTAGCGGAGCATTAGCAAGTTTTTCAATTCCTGTTATAGATACTGGCAGTATCATGGCAGCATTTGCTTCTATTAGTGCAGGTGCGGAAGCGCTGGTAGCACAACTGGATTCTTCGGCCGCGAAAGCCGGGGCGCAATTTTCAAAAGCGCTTACTAACGGTATGAATTCAGCTGCTAATTCCGTGCAGCGTGGTGTTTCTAAAATTACGTCATCTGCTAATAAACTTATTTCAATGCTGACGAATATTGCAACGCAGGCAATGAGCCAATTTAATTCCGCTCTATCCTCCGGTGCAAGTAGGGCGACTTCTACGGCGAGATCAATGTCAACGTCCATTTTGTCAGCACTTAACAGCACTTCATCTGGTGCTTATTCTTGCGGCGTGTATATTGGACAGGGACTTGCAAAAGGCATGGCATCTACACTTGGATATATCAGATCAGTTGCAGCGCAAATGGCTGCGGCTGCAGATGCGGCAGTCAGGGCAAAAGCGAAAATTCACAGTCCTTCAAGAGTATTTGCCGGGCTGGGTGTCTATGTAGGAGAGGGATTTGCACTTGGAATTGAGTCGATGTCCAGAAAGGTTGCAGAAGCTACGCAGAGCATTGTGGAGATCCCAACATTATACACAGATATGAGGATGCGAGCTTCAGGTGCTTTGGATTCTGAACTTTCCGGTGATTATTCCTATAACAGAAATGTTACATACACAATCGTTGTGCCGGTTGAATATAACGGCAGAGAAGCAGCGCGTGTTACGGCGGAATTTACGCAGAAAGATCTGGAAAGACGTGAGAGCATGAAGATGAGACTGAAAGGAGAAAGAAGCCATGTATGAGTTTGTGGATACAAATAAGGCGGGGAGCAAGAGTTCCCTGCCGAGTGAGGCTCTGCAGATTGATGGGACATATATTGAAAATTTGATTGATGGATACAGAACTCTGTACGTGACCGGTCGTGAGCTTTTGGGATCGGAAATTTCGGAGAGAGAAATTGATCTTGTGGATGGGTCCGAGTATACGGGAAAGCGAGATACAACCAGAAGTATTACAGTTGGATACCAGTTGCTTTGCACATCTCCTAGAGAGTTTCAGGAAAAATTCAACAAACTCTCTGGAATCTTAAATAAGGAACAGGCAAAGCTGATTTTTGCAGATGAACCGGATAAATATTTTATCGGGACGAAATCAAGTGTAGGAGATGTGGAGCCAGGCAGATTGAACGTAAAAAGCGAATTTACTTTTTATTGTTGTGATCCACGGAAATATTCAGCAGCGGAAAAATCGTTTACTGCCCATCAGGAAAGCGGATATCAGACGCTTACTATTGTAAATGGTGGTACAGAATCCGTTCCGGTAAGCTACGATATCACTCACAACCATGAAAATGGATTTATTGGGATTGCCAGTAAATACGGTGCAATACAACTCGGCAAGATCGAAGAAGCAGACGGCGAAGACTATAAGGCGTCAGAGATACTGTCAGAGGGGTATAGCCTGTTTCAAGACGATCACGGTACTTCTCATCAAAATCCGGAGAATACCACACAAGGAACGCTGGAAGTGCGGGACGTTGCCGGATACAGCGTAATGGCTTTAAAGGGTGGGCAGGCTACGAACGGACACTGGAACGGCGGAATGAGAACACTTACTATCCCGGTTGACAGCGAGGGCAGACGTGGGGCAAAGAACTTTTACTGTTACACGCAGCACTGGTTCGAGACTGGATTGATGGGACAGACGGGAGCACAGACTATTGCGTTTCTTACAGGGGAAAATGAAGTGATCTGCTCTATGTCTATTAACAAGAGTGATACGGTTGGTAATACGGCGCATGTGGACTGGTTCGCACCACAAAACAAGAAGATCAAGACACTGGATTTCCAGCCGACAGCTTATGAGGGAAACCCGTTTAATTTAAAGATGGGTGGCGGTCATAATGATTTTTTAAAAGAGGGTGACAGGCTACGGATTTTTTGGTACGGTCAGTATTATTATTTTACTATCCCGGAGATTAAAGACATGGCGTGTGAGAAGATACAGGTCTGGATCGGGCAGTGGGGAGACCGGAATCTCGGGAATCAGCTGGTTACGCATAACTATCTTAAAAAAATCTGGTTCCGCAAAGATAACGTGGAAAAATACAGAGATGTGCCGAACCGGTATAAGTCCGGAGATGTGGTCTATATTGATGGAAATGATACAGCGGTTTATGTAAACGGGATGAAGCGGATGGAAGATGAAATCCGAGGAAGTAAGCATTTTCTGGTACCGCCGGGAGAGACGGAAATCCAGTTCTCCTACTCGGCATTTAGCAGTCCGCCGCCAACGATTAAAGCAAAAATAAGGGAGGCATATTTATAATGAATGAAATCAGAATTGCCGTACTGAATCCACATGACAGGGTGCTTGCATTTTTGGATAACACCCATCGAAACTCTATGCATTATTGGAACGATGAGCTCCATGAATATCTGCAGGGGACAGCGAATACATACGCATTTACGGTAAGTTCCAAACACGAGGATGCGGCGTATATCGTAGAAGGGAATAAAGTAGCCTTTGTATATAACGGAAAAGACTACTATCTGAATATCGTACATGTGGAAAAGGATGAATTTACAGTTACTGCGACAGCATGGTCTTTAAGTTTCGAATTGATCAATGAGAATGTGGGTGCGTACAAATCTGAAAGCGCAATGAGCTTTGAGGAATATGTAACTGCCTTTGATCCGGAACGTACCGTGCGGATCGGGATCAATGAAGTGTCAGATAAGCGGATTTCAAACGAATGGACAGGTGAGGCAACGGTACTGTCCCGTTTATTTTCCGTGGCGAATGTATTCGATGCGGAGATTGAGTTCCAGACTGTGTTAAATGATGATTATTCACTGAAAGAAATTGTAATGAACGTGTATCGGGAACACTCAGACAATAACACGGGAGTTGGGGAGTTCCGGGGAGATATCAAACTGCGGTACGGGAAAAATGTTACCGGCATCCGGAAGGAATCCAGTATCGAAAATCTGTACACCGGTATCCGTCCAACAGGAAAGGATGGACTGACTATACAGGGAATTGAGAAAGAAGAGCTGGATGAGAACGGTGTAGTAGAGTTTTATACACAAGGTCCAGATATCCGGGCACCACAGGCAAGAGATCGCTTCCCATCGAATCTGATAAACAAAGAAGACGGATACATCTTTATGCCAAAATCCTACGATACGGATAATAAAGACAAGCTGTACAGTATGGCACTATTGGACTTGAAAACAGCATCTGAACCGGTTGTGACTTATGATGTAACGGGGTACTTTGATACTGCTATCGGAGATACCGTGGAGATTGAGGATGAGGAGTACGTTCCTACATTATATTTGAGTGCAAGAGTATCGGAGCAGGTTCGCAGTTTCACGAATCCGCAAGCAAACAAGACAGTCTTTACCAATTTTAAAGAGCTGCAGCCGGAAATCTCTGAAGATTTGCTGCAGAAAGTAGAGAATCTGATTAACAAAACAAAGATTTACACAAGCAGTATCTCTACGGATAACGGAATTGTATTTAAAAATAATGAAGGCTTTACCAACTTGACTGCCAATGTAATAGATAATGGGGTAGATCGGACAGACAATTTCACAATTCGATGGTTTAAGGATGGGAATCATATCTACGCCGGTCGGACCATAAAAGTTCGAGCTTTGGATGTGGAGAGCAAGGCGGTCTACAAATTTGAAGCAAGGGATACGGAGGGAGTCCTAAGGGGATTTGAAGAAGTAACGGTTACGGATGTATCCGATGGAGAGCCGGGAAAAGACGGAACAACTTATTACACATGGTTTAAATTTGCTGATGACGAGTATGGAAACGGGATGTCCAGCAGTCCAGATGGAAAGGAATACTTAGGAATTGCCTACAATAAGGTGACTCCAGTAATGTCCAATAATCCGGAAGATTACCAGTGGGCAAGGATCACCGGAGAGGGCATACCCGGGAAACCCGGAGCGGACGGAAAAACTTACTACACATGGGTAAGGTATGCGGATGATGCCAGAGGAAACGGGATGTCTGACAGTCCGAATGGAAAATATTACATCGGGTTCGCATACAACAAGGAAGTGCCGACAGAAAGCAACAATCCGGCAGATTACCAGTGGTCGAAATATAAAGGGGATGACGGCAAAGATGGTACGGATGGAGCAATAAAATCCGAAACACCACCAGACGATAAGACTAAACTCTGGTACGACACGGTAAACAACGTCCTAAAGTACTGGAACGGCGAAAAATGGGTGGAAGCATACACGGAAGACATCGAGGATGCGAAAGATGCGGCAGGAAACGCACAGGAATCCGCCAACACAGCAATCTCCAGTGTCAATAATATAAATACCAGTCTCGAAAAGTACAAGAATGAGGTTCGCGCCGAGTTCAAGAATACCGTAACTTACGTAGACGGCAAGACGGAAGTTATCGATACATGGGTGCGACAGGGGTCGGATGGAGTTACGCCGTTTTTGGAACTGGGTGGAACAAGTAATGACCTTAAGGCAAGGTTGACGAACTCGCGCCTAGGATTTTACGAAGGAGACAAAGGGCTGGCGTATTTTGGAAATGAAAAAGCATATATGCCGGTGGCAGAAGTTGATAACCTAAGCGCCAAAAGGGTTGGTGTAGGTAACTATGCAATGTTGGACAATGGGGACGGGCATCTGTCACTGATATATATTGAGTAGGAGGGACTTATGGCAGGAACGGGGAGAATCTATGTCACGGCAGTCCGTGGTGTAGGGGATGCGAATCTCACACATCAGTACGATGTGGATATCAGGTTTGATATTGCGTTTGACTGGGGTGGATACAATTATGGCGGCGCACCATACAGCATGAGCTGTGACGGGCAGAACACCTCCGGAAGCGCAACATTTGCAGTTGGAAGCGGTGGAGGGAACTGGATATGGACAAACATTGGCGGAACTAAGACATTCCGTATTACGATGCCGACAAGCGGACAGCCCAAGAACATAGGATTTTCCGCAACAATTAACACGGGAATCAACCCGTCCACAATCTCAGCAAGCGGAAGTTACGCACTCTCGGCTATCACGTGGGAACATACCGTATCTTACAATGCAAACGGAGGAACGGGCGCGCCGGGCAGTCAAAAGAAAATATATGGGTCAAACTTAACCCTATCCTCTGCACGCCCTACACGAGACGGGTATGTATTTATGGGTTGGGCAACGTCATCTGCCGGAGAGGTGTCGTACATGCCGGGGTCTACTTACGGCACAGATGTGGATATCACCTTGTATGCAGTCTGGAAAATTGCGTATATCCAACCGACAATTACAAATCTAAAAGCGCTGCGGTGTGACTCAAAAGGGAACGCTATGGGAGACGGAACCTATATCAAAGTGTCTGGAACATGGAAGGTGGACAGGACGTTAAACAGCTCCAACATCGCGACCAGCATAAAAATAGAGTACAAGAAAACGAGTACCGGATCCTTAGTCAAAGTCAGTGAAACGAAGCCAAATGCAGCAAGTGGGGAAATTTCGTCTGTAATAGGAAATGGACAAATATCTGCATCGCATGTGTATTTTGTGATTGTTACAATCACAGACTTAAACGGAAACAAACAGGAAGAAGTGATTGTTCCCGCGCAGTTCCGGGCGTTGGATGTTGCAAATAAAGGAAGGAGCATTGCTTTTGGTGGAACAGCAAGTGACAGAGAAGAGGGATATGATTTCTATCAAGATGTGAGGTTTCACGGAAAGTTATTACTGGGAGATCAAGAATTGATGGGGATCAAGGAACATGATTCCGGACAGGTGAGAGGGCCGTACTCCAATGTAAACAGCAGTAATCACGTGCAGGTGTGGTTGTATAAGATCGGCAAGATCGTACACTGCAAAATTGAGATGCTGGCGCAGTTTCCGAACAGCGGGCCTTTCAACGATTTTGACGAGGTGGCCATCCCGGAAGAATTCCGGCCGAAATATCACGTATTTTGCGCGTGCCCGGAAGTAGTCGCAGGGACGATCATTGGAACTGGAAGATATCGTATAGGAGACAAGATTTCTCTGGATGTGGAAAAGAAAGATTATGCAGAGCGGACAATCTGTACATCTTGGATCGCAGCAAGTTAGGAGGTGAGGAAATGGGGGATATGATAACCGCCGCTTTTAATGACGGTGAAGGATACAAGAGGGTTCCAGGGCTTTGGCAGTGGGATCGTGGTCAGACACTAAAAATCTGTGGGTTGGATTTTCAAAATAAAACAATGGAAGTTCATTTTGCGATTGCAGGGAGCGAAACAGCAAAAACGGTAATCGGAGAAGTGAAAGAAAATCACATTCTGGCAAAAATACCGGATACTCTACTGAAAAACGGGAGAAATATTTGGGCGTTTTTGTATTTGGCAGACACAAAATCCGGTCAGACTATCCGACAGATTGAATGTGTAGTGAATAAGCGTCCGAAGCCGGAAGATTATGAAGAACCAGAAGAGGAACACATTCTGGAGGAACTATTGGAGCAACTCAATAAAAAGGGAGACAGGCTGTATCTGGAAGAAAACCGGATGCAGCTTTTTTCTGGAGAGAATCTACTCAGTGAAGTGGAACTGCCGGAAGGCGCCGGAAACGAGATCATCACAGAAGATGAGATCAATGGATTGTTTTAAAGAAAAGGAGAGAGAAGAACATGGCAAAATTTTTAGATTTAACAGGACTTGGAACATTTAAAGAGAAAATGCAGGAATGGGCAAATGGTGCATTTCGAAAGAAAACTGACAAAGTAGTTTCTACTGATGTTACGTATAAAGGAAAATCACTGGATGAAGCAATTAAGAGTGGAGAATTTAAAGGAGATAAAGGTGATCGGGGTGAAACCGGGGCAGCTGGAGCACAGGGACCGGCAGGACCGGCAGGAGCTGCGGGTGCACGGGGACCTCAGGGATTGCAGGGGCCACAAGGTCCGGCCGGTGAAGCGTTTAAAATTGCTAAAACATTCGTTTCCGTTGATGCGATGAATAAAGGATTTGCATCCGATGGAGTAAAGACTGGGCAATTTGTCATGATTGACACCGGAAATGTACAGGATGCTGACAACGCCAAGTTATATGTTAAAGGTGCGTCATCTTACACATACATCACAGACTTATCGGGAGCCACAGGTATGACAGGACCACAAGGACCACAGGGATTACAGGGGGCAACAGGTCCAGCAGGCCCAGCGGGTGCAAAAGGAGAACAGGGAATTCAGGGTCCAGCAGGAGCCAAAGGTGACAGAGGAGAAACAGGACCACAAGGACCTCAGGGATTAAAAGGCGAAAAAGGAGACATTGGACCAATGGGACCGCAGGGACCAGCAGGATCAGATGCAAATGTTCAGGCAATTACAAACACGGAAATTGACGGATTATTCTCATAGGGCGGTGGTGATGCAATGTCGGAGTTTTTAAAACAATTATTTCGGGTGGGGGAGCAAAAAGCTTCCCCCAAAAAAGTACTAGATTATAGTGGATTACAACATTTATCGGGAAGACTAGCTAATAAATATGTCGATAAAACTCAGGTTCCGTATGCTTTCGAAAGTATGACGCAATCTGAATATGATCGCTTACGAGTTAAGGACAGCTATACAGTTTATTTGATCATCGGTTAGGGGGCGAATGGATGGGTGACGAGAACAAAGAAGCGATTATGCCAAGATCGGCAGACTTCTCTGGATGGACTGGTTATCAAACAATGGACGGAAACTCCAATTGTCGTGCATGGGCTGATTGGGAAACAACTCGTGTATTTCGAAATGGACAAGCTGGGTGGGATGTTAGAATTATTTTAAAAGCGAACAAGACAACATCATCACCTACGTACGGTACTGGGAATACGCAAGTCGGTGCTCATCAAACAAATTCTTCTGTAGACACAAAGTATATGACTATCGTGCAGAGCGAAACAACATTTAGAGATGAGACTTTGTTTGTTCCAGCGGAAGCAGGCGCAGACATACCATTAGCAGCATATGCTAATATCCATATACCGAATGTAGTAAGTAAGAGAATCCAGTTTACAGTTACAGCCAAAAGAAATCTTTGGTACGTTTATTTTGATGCAAACGGCGGATCTAGTGCTCCTAGTACGCTGAAAAGACATTGGGGCGAAGTTGTATATATTCCAGCTACGTTGCCAACAAGATATGGTTATACATTTAATGGATGGACAAAGACACAAGGCTCGTCCAATATAAATTACAGTCCTGGAGATCCAATAGGCGATGATTCCGATGTCACTTTATATGCGGTATGGAGTCAAAATGTTGTAAAAACATGGAGTATTACATATAACGCGAACGGTGGATCTAACGCCCCAGCAAAGCAGACAGCGAATGTTGGTCAGTCCATTACGATTACTTACTCAAAACCGACACGCAGTGGATATACCTTTTTAGGATGGTCTACTTGGTCTGGAGCAACAGAACCAGAAACTGCTTATACACCTGGATATTCATACATGTCTGAATACGATACCACTTTATATGCAGTTTGGGAAGAAGATAAAAGAATGTATCTGGGATATGATCGTATTAGAAAAATTTATATCGGAAACAAACAGGTAACAGCGGCATACTTAGGAACGACAAAAATATGGTAAGGAGACGAGAATGACAGAAAATGAAGTAGAAGTAACACTTGCCGAATATAATAAAGAAATCGGCTCGTTAAAGCACCGGATGAATGAGGTGGAAGACATTGTAAATGTGGTGCATCAGCTGGCACAGGAAATGGTTGGATTGACCAAGGAGGTTGGATTTATGAACCAGACCCTTGTGCAGCTGACCGCAAAAGTGACACATCTTGAGCAGACACCAGCTAAACGGTGGGATGGAGTAGTAACTGCACTGATCGGAGCTGTGATTGGTGGAATAGTAGCAATGTATTTGTAAAAGGAGAATGAAAAATGAAGAAGATTAACTGGATTGTAAGAATCAAAAACAAGGCATTTTGGGTAGCACTGATCCCGGCGCTGTTGCTGTTGATACAGGCAATTGCGGCAGTGTTTGGGTTTACAATCGACCTTGGAAACCTTGGGGATAAGTTATTGACTGTAATCAATGCGCTCTTTGCAGTGCTGGCGATCCTTGGTGTAGTGGTAGACCCAACGACACCGGGCACAGGAGATTCAGAACGAGCGCTTACATATAAGTAAATAGCTAGAGGGCTTGTAAACAGGCTCTCTTTTATTGCGCAAGGAGGTGAGAACATGAGCGAACAGAACGAATTTGGAAGAACAACAGCAGAGGAACTGGAAAAAGCATTTGAGACAGAAGAACAGGAGGAAGAACAGGAGGAGAAATAATGAGTATTTGTAGAGGAATTGCCGGCAGGAGAGGTAAAAATCCTGTCGGTATTTTTATTCATAATGGGGCAGACGGTCAGAATGCTACGACAGCGTATTACAGGAATTACTTACAAAACGCAAACTTGGAAAACGGATTTGCTCACTACTATGTGTGTAACGATGGAATTCTGCAAGCAGAGGATGATTCTAACTGTGCTTGGCATTGCGGGGATACAAACGGAAACGTTAATTTTTTAGGTGTAGAGGTCTGCCAGAGCATGGGGGACTTGGATACCTTTAAGGCGAACGAAGAAAAAGCATTGCAGTTGGCAGCGCAGAAGTGCAAGCAGTATGGAATTACACCAAGTGCAAGCACGATCATGCTGCATCAGGAGGTGTTTGCCACTGCTTGTCCGCACAGATCAGTGGAGATTCACGGTGGTGCGACAGCGACAAAAACGTATTTTATTAAACGTATCAGCGAACTGATGAATGGAAATCAAGTCGCAACAGCAGAGCAGAAAGGAGAAAATGAAGATATGCAGTGTATGTTTACAGTAGAAGGAAAAGGATGTGTTTATTGGATGCATGATGGAGTTGTGACAGCTTTAGCACATCCAGACGAGTTAAAAATCATTCAGCAGGTCTATAAGGATAACTTTGGGCATGATATGCCATGCTACAGTTGGGGCAAAAATGCACCATGGCACGTGAGACTGATGAACCCATTGTATCGTGAACCCGTAAAATCTATTTAA